AACTTACTTCCATCGAGTGCCATGATATCGTCTGTAAGATTGCTGAAATTGTTGTTGTCGGAGGAGTCCGTAGATCGGCTCTTATCTCGCTGTCGAATCTCACCGACGAGCGGATGCGGGACGCTAAGACTGGGCAGTGGTGGCTAGAGAACCCACAACGGGCACTAGCCAACAACTCTGTTGCGTACAAGGAGAAGCCTGAAATCGGCACCTTCATGGAAGAGTGGGTTTCCCTGTACAAGTCCAAGAGCGGTGAGCGTGGCATCTTCAACCGCCAAGCCGCACAGAAGACCGTGGCTAAACTGGGTGATCGCCGTGATGCGTCCTACGAGTTCGGCACCAATCCGTGCTCGGAGATCATTCTGCGGGACAAGGAGTTCTGCAACCTGAGCGAAGTGATTGTGCGTCCAGAAGACACTCCCGATACGCTGCGGCGCAAGGTTCAGTTGGCAAGCATTCTTGGCACGTGGCAAGCCTCCCTTACGTACTTCCCGTACCTGTCCAGTGACTGGAAGGGCAACTGCGAAGAAGAGTGTCTGCTTGGGGTTTCACTCACAGGCATTCTCGACAACGCAGCCATGCGTACACAGGGAGCAGAACTGGAAGCACTGCTCCAGTCGCTCCGCACCACTGCCGTGGACACAAACAAGGAGTGGGCGAAGCGGATCGGCATCAATCCCGCAGCGGCTATTACTTGCGTGAAGCCAAGCGGTACGGTGTCGCAGTTGACCGATGCAGCCAGTGGCATCCACGCTCGTCACAACGAGTACTACATCCGCACTGTTCGTGCCGACCGCAAGGATCCCATGTGCCAGTTTATGATCGACAAGGGATTCCCTGCGGAGCCGTGTGTGATGCGTCCGGACCACACAATGGTGTTCTCGTTCCCACAGAAGGCAGTGGGATCGGTGACGCGCAACGACATGAGTGCCATTGAACACCTTGAGTTGTGGCTCACGTATCAGCGTCACTGGTGTGAACACAAGCCAAGCATCACTGTGACTGTTCGGGAGGGTGAGTGGATGGAGGTTGGTGCGTGGGTGTACGCACACTTTGATGAGTGCAGCGGCATCTCATTCCTGCCCCACTCCGATCACACCTACCAACAGGCTCCGTATCAGGACTGCACACAGGAGCAGTACGAAGCCGCTCTTGCTAAACTGCCACAGGAGTTGGACTGGAGCGAGTTGACTGCCTACGAGAAGGAAGACAACACCAAGGGCACTCAGACCTACGCGTGCAGTGGTGACAAGTGCGAAATTGTTGACCTGACTACATAAAGCAACCCCACGGAAGATCGCATCTCCCGTCCGACAACCCCCGTAAATGGGGGTTGTTTCTTTTGGAAATGTCCAAAATTTTTCGGTGGGTGTGCTAGATATTTGCATGAAGAGAGGAGCAGTCCATTCTCTTCTTGCGCTTGCGGCACTCCTGCTTGCAGCCTGTGTCTCGGATATCACTGCCAAGACCACGGCAACACCACCTGCCGCACCCAAATATCTTGACGGTTTCACTCTCATCCCCGACAGTGAGTACACCCCTGTGGGTCGTTTACTTACGTACGACGGCAGACTCATTGGCAGTGCCGTACTAGTTCACCCTCGCGGAGTACTCACGGCTGCACACTGCGTGGACGAAGGACGGGCGTACTGGTTTGAAACCAACGGCAAACGGTACTGCATAGACTCCACACGGATTCACTCTCCGCAAATCGACTTGGCAGTGGTCGTACTGTACGAGCCGTGCGAAGAGCCGTGCTTGCCCCTGCCTGTCCACGGGGATTGGGTGCGTCGAGGCGAGCCACTGGTTGCTGTTGGTCACGGTGGAGGGTACAGAAAGCGCAGCAACCTTGGGGTGTTTTGGCATTACGGAACTCTTGTGGAAGAACCGTTCGCACTAAAGATGCTGTGCGTGAACGGCAGTATTTGGTTTGGCGACTCCGGTGGTGCAGTGGTAGACAACAGCGGCACTCTCGTAGGCATCGTGTCCTCGCTTGGCAGCAGAGGAGGAGTGGTCTACGAGAACACCGCTGTTGTGGTGGAGCCGTTTTTGCCGTGGATTCAGTCAGTCTTGGAGGAACACCAATGCGACTAACTAAACTTCAACGGGCTTTAGTCTGCGGCTGCGCTTTCTGTTTGGGTGTGTTGGTTGCGCGCTCTTTGGGCTTCTAGTTCAGCCTTTAGCGCGTCAATCTCACCCTTCAGATCGGCTTCTGTCTTCTTGCGCTCTTTGTCTGCAATTTCCAGTTTGGACTGGAGCAGAATAGTTTCTGCAAGCAAGTCATTCATCTTCTTCTGCAACACGGGAATGAGAACGGTTTCGTTATAGTTTTCCTTCTCAACGGCTGGGGTAATTGGTGGAATCATGTAATGGATTCTCCTTTCACTGTATTTAGACGGGCATAAATAGGTACGGAATGATCATTGCAGGAATCGACTATTCTCTTTGCGGACCAGCGATCTGCTTGTACAAGCAAACAGATCCCAAGCGATTCTGCTACTCTGACTGCTCGTTTTTCTTTCTCACAGACAACAAGCGGCAGTCAGAAATTCGTACCACTAACATATTCGGTGAACGCCTCACGGACTGGGAGTCATCAGAGCAGCGGTACGAAACCATTGCAGACTGGGCACTAGACATCGTGATGGGATGCTCACAGGTTGCAGTGGAAGGCTACGCATACGCCGCCACAAGCAATCGCGTGTTTCAGGTAGCCGAAAACACAGGACTGCTGAAGTACAAACTGTACCAGTTGGGCATTCCTGTCACTGTGATTCCGCCCACCGAGGTAAAGAAGCACGCCACAGGCAAGGGCAACGCAGACAAGAATGCCATGTACACTGCGTTCATACACGAGACAGGTGACAACATAAAAGCACTCCTCACACCGAAGCGGGAGGAGTGCGTGAGTCCGGTTTCAGATATCGTGGACTCGTACTTTATTTGCAAGCGGTTGTTTCAGTCCTTGCGCGAGGACTCCCGCTGCGAGATTGAACCCGACGAAGGTTAAGGCGTAGGCGGCTCGACGGGCTTGTCTTCCGCTTCCGCAACAGGCTCAACCGGAGCAGGTTGTGTGGGCGCGGGGACAGCGACTGCCGCGTTCTGTGCTTTCTTGAACGCCTTGTACGCGCGGCTCTTCTCTGTCTCGCAGGTATCACAGACAGGTGGCTTCTTTACGTACTCGCGCCACGTCCAGGCTACCACCATCACCAAAACCGGAATATACCAAATCACCCACCCGTAGCCGGTGTCAATCTTGCTGTTCTTTGCAATCTGTTCCTTTAGACTCAACATGATCACTGAGTCACCAGTGGAGTCTGCAATGATTTCGGGTCCAACACACTGACACCCAGCAACCAGTGCAACGATTCCTAGCAGTACGGCAAGTCTAGTCATGGCAACCTCCTCAACTCTTGTTTGCAGCAGCGGCAGTTCCGAAGTAGAAGCCAACGATGCTGACTAGTATTTGTCGGGTTTCGGAAGCGTACACGAAGCCGTTCACTTCCACGAAGTACTTCTTTGCTGTTGCAGGAATGAGTCCGAACAGCCCTTCAGGTGAGTTGGTGTCCACTTCCACGAAAGTGGGTACGCCAAAGAACGGCAGGATGAACGGAGCCAGTAGGGTTCCGAACAGAACAGACAGCACTATGAGTTGGCGAACGCCCTTGCCCAAGTCAATGGGTACGCGCTCTGCTGCTTTGTCTTGGTTTTCTGTGGTCTGCTTGTTGGCTGTGATGAGACGTTCAAACATCTCCTTTTGGTCTTGTCGCTTTTCTGCCATGAAGCGGAACAAGAAGCCAACGGCAGAGCCTCCTACGAGTGAAATGAGTTCTGGTGCAAACATACCTTACCCTTTCTGTAGAGTTCGATTACACTACTCTGTTATTTATGAGTCTAGCCGTCTTGCGGCGACGAATATTTTGTTTCTTTTGGGCATTGGAAACCGGAGGAAAGTCAGGCGGCAAGCCTGCAATATGGGTTCCGCTGGCAATGTTGGTGGGTGGAGTGGCACCCATAGGCGGGGGCACTTCTTCCATGAACTGTGCGAATGTTTTGAGTTTAGCCTGCGCCATATGTTAGTTTACCTCCAAATACCATGAAGTGTATTTTGAATTCCCGTCCACGCTGATGGTGGACGGACTGTTCTGAAAAAATGTTTGTAGTCGGGTCTTGACGCAAACAACGAATAGTAAAGCCTGATTGTTTTCTTTGAGCGTCAACACCTTCACTACTAGTCGATCTCATAATTGGTAACACAAATTCATCTGTTGGTGGTATTGATCCTGCCGTGCCAACACCGCTTTCTGGTAGATTCACCGTTTCAGTTTCTATGCTTGTTATCACACAGTACGAGTCTGTTGACATGGGCGAAGAAAACGATACAGCAAAGGTGTTGTTGCTGGATGCTGAAACTGACGCTACACCATACGAATTTTCAAGATACGCAGTTACAGGGCTACTGGTTCCTGTGTTTGAAGGAACCACGATTGTGCCCCATGCAGTTGCAGCACCACCAGACGGAAGCACGCGAGCAACGGACTCGTATGTTGCTCCAAGAACCCTAGAGAAAGTGGTGCCAACAATTGCAGCACCGCTGCGGACGTAATCTCCGTATACTGTTCCGTGATTAACTTGACCGTGCCACACTAAAATTCCGCTGCCACTAACCCCTGCATGGAGTGATCCGTATTTATTGCCACTATCAGTTGCTCCGGGTATTGATGTGTCGTTTGGATCAACACTCGGAGAAACTCCGCCAACAGTAACATAGCCATTGGATACCAAACTTGCTCTTCGTGGAGCAGCAACAGATATTTTCCACCATCCGTCTCCCGCAGGGTAAACATCCACATCAAGTGCGACTGTGTTTTTCACAACCTTGCCGTCTTGCAAATCAATAGCAAGGTCTTCGTAAACAGCACTATTACTATCGATTACACGAACGTATCGTCTTTCGTCTGCTTTTGCGTAAAACGAAAATGTGGTTGGTCTGTGTCCGCCAGCGGTGTGTCCAAAATTAGCATTGTTAGTGCCAATATACACATTTTTGTAATTTGGCGCACCAGAAGGAGTTTGGTGCTCCCAAATCTTGAACGCAGTGGTGGTGCCGTCTGGAGCAGTGTATCCAGCAGATATGCCTACATTACCTTTTGCCCAACCCGCTGAGTTTTCTGTGTTGGTCAGCAGATTTTGATACGTCATCTGACCGAAGCCGTTGCCTCTGTCTGCTGGTCTTAGCAGCAAGTCTTGGTTTCCGTATACAGGTCTAGTATTTGTTGTTCCAATGTATTGATAAGCCACCGAGCCGTATTCCAATTGAGCAGCAGCCATATACAATCTCGTGCCAAGAGGGGGAGCGTTTATCAAGGGGGCAGGCGAATTGGGCGTAGAAAAAGTAAGAATGCACCGCTTCCATCCGTTGCCAGCGTCCTCAACTGAACCACTACGGCTTCCTCCGCTTGGAACTGTGCCTACCACCGTTAGTGCACCAGACGACAGATTGTATTGGTATCCAAAATTATTACCGCCTCCACCACACAGGAGTTGTGCTGTTACTCCTGTCACACTCTTGAAATATACTGAAAATGTGTGGAGTGTATTTACTGATCCAACGCCTTGTGCAATGAAATTTGATGATCCCGATTGATTCTCAATATAAAAAGCACTTGCTCCTGCAACTGGAGCCGTAGCAACAGACGGATCAACGACTCCATAAAAACCTGGAGTGGTTACATTTGTGCTACCCCAACCAAGAGCGGTTGTGTCATCAAATCTGCCACTGTTGTATAAAAGATTAGCCACATATGGTTTATTTAAATCACGATCACTACGCAGGCAGAAAACAGCAAGGTTTACTCTGTTTCTAAAAGCAGCCAATGAATCTGCTAGAAAGGTAGGGGAGGCTAAACTTACTGGATTAAATCCTATCATAGACAGGTCAAAAGACCCACTGGCTCCACTGGCTGCTGAACTACTGCTAGCAGTGGTTCCGTGAACCACGGGAAACCCGTAGCCGTTTGGAGCATTTCCCAGTTCGCCTCCACACATCACAACATAACCGCCAGAAGCAACCTTTTCTGGATTCGTAAAATACACTCGGTGTACACCGGGTTGAATTCGTTCCACCTTGCTGATTCCGTATCCATCAAGTATTTTAGGGTTTTGATTGGTGTCACCAGAATCAGTACCGTCTATCTCGTAGACACACCACGCATCCGCAACTGGTGCAGGATTGGCTCGTTCGTAAAAATTTCCACGTATACTCATACGACTAGCACCTGTAGTTGGGAGTATCCACTTGCTTCGGAGCGATTTAGTATTTCGCCCACTGCTGGTCTGTTTGTTATCGCATTTATAAAAGTATCAAATCCTGCACCCGTGTCATCGTTCCCACGAATCACCATACCGAATCGCACCCAAAACCCGTTTCGTGTTTTGGGGTATTGTGTGGTGTTTAGGGCATGGCAAAAGAATCCTCTGCCGTTTTCAGCGTAAAGTGGTCCGTTTGTTCGGGGTTGCACGAATATTTTGTATTTGGTGTCCTGCATAGGGGTAACAAACTTGAACGGTATTGCTCCTGTGCTGCTCCCTTGTTGACTGGTGGTGGTCGCGGCTCTTTGAGCCGTCAGTAGTGTGTCGTCTAGTGTTAGATTATACCCGTTTACAAAATTTCCCACACTCGTAAGGTTTGAACTAAAACCAGTCAAACACCACGCTTTGATGGCGGAGCCTCCAAACAGGATTGTTCTTGTTGAACTGCTCATAGGCATAGGTTCCTCAATATCTTTGCCAACCCGTCGTGAAGCGGAATGTTGTTAACACACAGTCCATCAAAAACAACTCCATCATCTATGTAGTTCAGATACAGAAGGACTGTTTTGAGTGCGGGGTGGGTTTCCGCTTCCAGTTTGTAGAACAGCATTCGTGACGCAGGGTACGCACCAAACACGTTGCCCAAGATCACCAAGTGGTTCAGCAGCAGAATGGGGCGCAGGTTTCCTGTGCGGCAGTATTTCTTAAGTAATCGCTTCACGTACTTGACCTTTGCAAGGTCTTCGTTGAACTCTGCCATGCCCAAGCAGTCAGGGTTGCTGTAGTGTCCCATTGCATACAGCATAAAATTGTCTTTGGTTAGTTGCTTAAAGTCCATGACAAAGTGTTGGATTCAGCCCTTGCGTTTTGGTCGCTTGGGCTTTGGTGGTGGAGCCTTGGGCATTTCAGCAGGGTCCGGAGTAATTAGAGTGGTTCCGGTGGTGAACTCAGGATTCACCTGTGCTGACTCTACTCGAAACGCCTTGAAGGACTTGCGGGTCACGACTTCTTGGGGGTTGGATCGGGGACAGGGATTACCCTTTGGCTCACAACCTTGCCGTCCTTGATCTTACGCAGCATCTTCATCTTCTTGGGCTTGCCCATAGCCGCTTCCTTGACCGTCTTTTTCCCCTGCGCTTTGTCCGCAAGCGTCCACTTCATGCGGCGGTTCTGCTGTGCGTGACGCTTGCGCTTCTCCGCTTCTTCACCCTTACGAGCGTCCGAAGCAGATTGAGCAGCGGCGGCTAGTTCTGCTGCGGTAGAGGTCATCCACCACGGCTTCTTCTGCTCCTGCTCCTGCATGGGCTTCTTCTTCGCACGGAGCATTTTGAAGTCCTGTGCGTCCAGTCGCTTGTTCTTGTTCACATCAAGTTTCTTCTGACCGCCGATGAGGGCTTCTTCTACTGGCTTCTTCTTGGAGCGGAGCATCTTGAAGTCCTGTGCATCAAGACGCTTGTTCTTGTTTACATCTAGTTTTTTCTGACCGCCGATGAGGGCTTCGTCAACAACCTCTTCGTTCGTGGTCTTTGCAGCCATTGCCGCCTTGATACCCTTCACGGCATTCGCTTGCTGCTTGCCAGTGAGTTGCTTGCCACGGGTGTGTCCGCTCAACATGGACGAAAGTTGTGAACCACGCTTGGCAATATACGAATCCAATGTTTTTCGGCTGAATCCGCTAGCGGCTTCGTCAACAACCTCTTCGTTCGTGGTCTTTGCAGCCATTGCCTGCTTGATGCCCTTGACGGCATTGGCTTGCTGCTTGCCCGTGAGTTGCTTGCCACGGGTGTGTCCGCTCAACATGGACGACAGTTGCGAACCACGCTTGGCAATATACGAATCCAATGTCTTTCGGCTGAATCCGCTAGCGGCTTCGTCAACAACCTCTTCGTTCACGGGCTTGCGCTTGCCTTTCACAACCTTTCCGCCGCGACCGTACAGTTTAGACGAAGCGTATTCCTTCTGGTCTTTCTTGATCAGGCGGCGTGCAGCAGCATCGTGCTTGGCTTCCTGCTTGCGTCCACGAGCAGCAGCCTTGCCGGTCTTGGTCATCTTGGCTTCGTAACCTCGTGAAGCCTTGTTTTCGGCTCGTTGAATCGCGTGTTCCATGTCGCGCTCACGGGCAGGAGTCTGTATGTCTTCCTCAATGGTGTCGCCGTCAGCCTCTGTGCCTTCAGGAACAAGGCTCAACTTGGGCTGGAGGTTGGACTGCACGGAGTAGAATCCGTTGTCCGAAACGCTCACGTTCACCGTGAGAGTGTACTCCGAGAACCCGCTCATGGGGTTCGCTCTGCCGTCCATACGAACTTCGCCTGTGTACGCGTCAACACCGTCCACCCGACCAAACTTTACCACATCAAGGGTGAACACTCCGGTGTTGCCTTCTTGCCACTTCCACGGAGTCCACTGGAAGTCCAGCATGAACAGGTTCAGGCGTGTGCGGATGCGAGTCATGGCTTCCGAAGTGTGCTGATAGGTGTACCGACTAAGAGCGGTCAGGACTCCGTTGATCTTTGCAAGGCGATCCGCGTCGTACTTTACCGGCTCCACATCGGTGTCCACGCCACGATTGGGGTAGCCAGTGAGCACTTCGCTGTACTCGCTCTCGTTTAGTGCCGATTCCTTTACTGCCTTCTTGTCCTTTGTGCCCTCAAGTTTGTCACGCAGTTTTCGTGCACGGCTACGGGTTTCTTCGCGTTGGGCACTGGTCTTTCCGCTGGTTCCGTATCCAAGTTCTTCCTGCAAACGGAAGAAGGTCTTGCCTTCGCTCACGCTCTTCCATCCACCGCCGTGTTCGTTGTACCACTTCACTGCCCAACCGTTGGCGTAGGCAGAGGGGTACACCTTGAACTTGGCGCGAGCCTTGGATTTCGCCTGTGCCCACAGATCAGGCTTCGTGGGCTTGTTGGCTTCCAGTAGTTCTGCCGCTGTTTCGTGGAGCAGCAGTTCTGCAATAGTGTCTTCGTTGGGCTGCTCAAACGACTCTTCCATGTCTTCCACCTTCTGCTTGCCCATTGTCTGCTTGAACGCGTTGTACAGGGTGGGATTGCCTGTGATCTTGCCCACCATCGAGTCCAGTAGGTCGATCATTAGTTCACGGTACGCTTTCACTGTTGCCATGCTCTTGGCTTTGGACTTGCTAGACAGGGCACGACGTGCCACCATGATGTCCTTCTTTGGCACTAGCCCACTGCGGAGCAGGGTCTTTGTGCGCTCTTCGCCCACGTCTTCGGTGACAGGCTCGCGCACAAGGTTCTGACGCACGGCAGCGTACAGTGCCTTGCTGTTCAGAATGCGGTCCATGATGTCCACAAGAATGTCCTGCATGAGGGTACGGTACGCAGGGTTGCTCATTGCCTTGTCTGGCTGCTGCAACAACATGGTGGCTCTTCGCACATTGTTCTTGCTGACTAGTCCCAACCGAAGCAGGCTGCTGAGTTTGTTTACCATGTTGCTTTCCATTTTTGATTGTCTCCTTGGTGTCTATTATTTAGACTTCTTGATGTTCGCGTGCGTGGCACGTTTGGGGGTATTTCCCGTTCCTTGAGGGTTTCCGCCCTGTATCCTGCGCTTTTGGCGCACTGCGGCTTTCCGCTCACCCGTGCCCATCTCTCCCACCGTTTCGGGTGTTTTGCTGCTTACCTTGTGAAGCGGACGGCACTTGGGGTACGCACCCTTGGACGCGTCAGCCCGACCGCAAGGCGCGTAGCCACCGTCCTTGCCCTTGCGTGAGATGTCTACCCACTTCTCGCGGAACCACCTGCCCAAGTCCTCGTCAATCTTGCACGGAGGGGTGCGGAACCGTTTATTGTGCTTGGAGAAGCCTCCGGTCTGTCCAGGAGTGGGCGGTCGCCGCTTGTACTTGTCGCTCTCCAGCAGCCGAATGGCAGCACAGCGGTAGATGTTTGAGTAGTCTGCGCCCTCTTTCACCACCAGTGCCGCTGCCAGTTCATCAAACAGGGCACGCACGTCTCGCGTGTTTGCCCGACGGGGCATGGCTCCTGCGAATTTATCAAACTCACCGTCTGCAACTGCTTTGCGTAGTTTGCTGCCGCTCATGCCCTGCACACCTTCTGCATCCGGATCGCGCTTGCCTGCTTCCAAAAAGTCGATGGACTGTAGTGGAATGTGCGTGGTTGCCTTGGGATCCAAAAACCGTCTAAACTTTTTGTACTCCGCGAAACGGTCTTCGCCGCTCACCAACCACACTTTCCGGTATCCTATTTCTGCTAAATAGGCAAGCATATCGACGGGGGTTTTGATTTTATCAGAGTCAATGAAGTTGCCGTCAGGGAAAAACTTCTTGAGGTAGTGAAACTTGCGGTGCGCTGGCAGTGGATTCCGTTTCTTGTCGTGGGTTCTGCTGCTGAACATCGCGTAGTCCACACCCATTGACTTTGCGTAAGAGATAACCTTGTCTACCAACAGTTGGTGCCCTGATGTTGGTGGCTGGAAGCGTCCGAAGGCTACAACAATGGCTTTCGCCTTGTCTCCGGTCGCTGATGATTTAGAGTTTCTAGCCACTAAAGATCACCTCCCCGCAGTGTCTCAGAACACCAACTGTTGGTTAGACAATTTATTTCTTCCAGTCTTTCTGGAGTGTAAAGTTAGTTCGTGAGAATTCTAAACGGTCTACAAGTTTAATTGCACTGTTGCTCATACGATCAATTGCTACGAATCCTTCCGGAGCAGTGACACGGTATCCACTGCCTTGGCGAACAAAAGACGAGACTTCCGATTCTATCTTGCCCATCTTGTCCAACACTGCCATCTTTACTTTGCTCAACGCATTATGTAGTGCAAACAGGCGATTCAATTGGTTGCGGTGTTTGCGAATGATTTCGTACATGGGAACAGTTTTGTTTGACGGCTTCTTGCGGGTAGCCTCTGCTTTACTCTGCACAAAGTGGGCAAAGCCGTCCGCGTCACCAGTGGTCTTGCCTGAACGCACTTGAGAGTTGATGTACTCTTTCAGTCGCACACGCAAGCCTTCTTCTCGCCCAAGCACCGCAAACATGGTCTTCAGATCCTTTGCCTTGGCTTCCAAATTCACAAGCGCGTTGGTGATGGTTGCTCTGTCGCTGTCTGTGAACAGCCCTGCGCCGTTCACCATTCGCATGGTGGCGTTGTCGTACCACACATCACGAGTCTTGCGCAGCCCACTCAAATCCGGATTGAATCGAGCAGTAAGTGTTTGAATGGAGTCGCCTTCGTAAGCGGTGTGGAACACGATGCCCATCTGTGCCACTGCCATTCGCCCTGCCAGTTTGGACTTGGTTTCCACCGCGTAGGCAATGGTGTTTGGCTGAAACACGATGTACCGCTTGCCCTCAATGGTTTCTCGTTTCATAGAAGACTTATCAAACAAGAGGTCGCCCTGTAGAATTCCGATGATGCCTAGTTTGGGTAGGTGCTTCAGTGCAATCTTTAGTTTCTCGTTTAGTCCAGGCGACGGGTGGTTCTCGTCAATGTCCGCGTTCGTGAAGTTCAGTTTAGGAGTCACGTTGAACACACTCTTCGTGCCCACGAAGAAGCGTCCGCTTTGGGGATCAATGCCGCAGATGATTGCGGGTGCGCCGTCCCATTTCACGGTGATGTCGTAGTTTGTAGGCGCGTTTGCGCGAAGGGTGTCCATGATGCCAAGCACGGCATTTGCTGCGGCTCGGAACCCTGCGTATCCACTGTTGATGATCTCGTCCTCTAGGTGCTCTAGGTGGAGATTCTTGCCAGTGGAAGACTTTACGCCTTCAAGTAGATGTTGCTTGAATCGGTTCATACGCCTAATATGTAGGCTTTATTTCAGGCTGTGATCTGTGGCTGTTCGCGTCTGTACACGCGTATTGCGTCCACAAGGGGAGGAATCCAGTCCCGAGTTTCACTTTCAAATACTCGGCATTCCCCTGTGGACTCCACGCCCATGATGATTGTGATGCGGGGAATTGCTTCACCCGTGCGGTCTTGCCACATAAGGGAGTACGCAGTGGCTTGCATGAAGTAGTCTGAAATATCTGACTGACTCTTGGGGTTGTTGGACGACTTGAAGTCAATTACAGACAGGTTGCCGTTGTACTCGCCAATACAGTCCACTCTGCCTGCAAGCCCCACACGGGTAGACCACAGGGGGACTTCGATTGCTCGGACCGGATCAATACAGTCAATGTACTGCTGCATGGAGCAGAACATATCCCATTCCGGAGTGGCTTCACGGGACGACTTGCGGTACTGCTCCTCGCTCATCTCGTTTCGGATGTACGACTCGATGATGCTGTGTAGGTTTGTGCCACGGCGCAGAACCCGTTGGGATTCTTCCGGATTGTCACGCCTCCACTTTGCAAAGAACGCACGCTTCTTCCACCCTGT